CGGACACGACTACACACCTCCCCGCCCCCAAAGATAAACATAGAAAATCAGAAAAGGTACCCCGCCCCCACACCGACCACCCCCAAACGACAATCCGAAAAAAAGTGGAGCCTGCTCACCTACCCGTGCTATTATCGCGACACCCCCAACAGGAACCAAACTTACCATGAGCTACAATCCAACCCCGATCCAAAACAAAATGCAGCATCGCATCGGCGTAGGCCTGATCGTTATCGGCGCTGCCCTCCTGATCGCGGCTTGGGTGAGTACGCCTTTCGACCTCGCCCTATGCACGGTGGGTGGTATCACAGCCGCCGTCGGCAATCTGCTTCGCGTGTTTGCGGAATGAGCGATTTCAACTACAAACCCCGGGCGGCCTTCATGCCGTATCACCAGCGCACCCAACGATATGCGGTGGTGGTGTGCCACCGGCGAGCCGGTAAAACGGTGGGCCTGCTTAACGATATGATCGTGCGGGCACTGACGCCGCGGGCAGATGGGCTACGCCAGCAGTTTGCCTACATGGCACCTACCCAATCTCAGGCCCGGGCTGTGGCGTGGGCATACCTGAAAGAATTCACGGCTTGCTTTGCCAAATGCGGCGGATTTAAAGCGTTGGAGCAGCATTTATCCATCACCCTCCCTGATCCGCGGGACACTAATAAGCCGGGCAGCACAATACTGCTGGTGGGGGCAGAGAATGCCGAGCGTTTGCGGGGTCTGTTCTTGGATGGCTGCGTGATTGACGAGAGCGCGGACATTGCTGATGTAACGGTGACCACGATTATCCGCCCCGCGCTGGCAGACCGCCAAGGTTGGCTGACGCTGGCCGGCACCCTGAAGTCGGTGGATGATTTCCTGAACCGGAGTTTGGAGTTGGCCCAGCGCGCACCGCTGATCTATTTCAGCATGGTGTTGAAGGCTTCGGAATCAGGCTTGCTCCCGGCCGAAGAGTTGCGTGACCTCAAAGCCACGATGAGCGAGGAAGCCTACGAAGTCGAAATGGAATGCAACGTTGCCGCCGCGGTGAGTGGGCGCATCTTCCTGCCATACCTGCAACCGAAACAGGTGACGCGCGTACCGTATGACCCCGAGGGGGCGCCGGTCGTGACGGCATGGGACTTGGGTATCTCTGACAGCACGGCAATCTGGACTATGCAGATGTGCGGGCGCGAACCCCGCATCCTTGACTTCTATCAGGAGAGCGGGCAGGACTTGGGTCACTTTGTCACTTGGCTGGGTAAGCTAAGCTACGTGAACCGGCTGGGCGCGCACTTGCTGCCACACGATTCGAAGGTGCGGGAACTGGGTACCGGCAAGACCCGTATCGAGGTTCTGCGTGACAAGGGGTTGCGGAATATCAAGGTAGTGCCGAAGCTACCCAAGGATCAGCAAATCGAAGCCGGGCGCATGCTGCTCCCGAAATGCTGGTTCAACGAGGACACCACGGCCGATGGGCGCAAGGCGTTGCGCGGGTATAGCTTTGCCTTCGACCACAAGCGCAAGGTGTATTCCACGGCACCGCTCCACGATTCCAACTCAAACGGGGCTGATGCTTGGCAAATACTGGCCGTCGGGATGAAGAAGGCCATGTCGGTGGTGGATGGCTACGCCCCCGGCGAGGATTTGAGTGTCAGCGGGTTCGGGTCTCAATTCGATGATGACCGCCCGCTCGCCGAAGCGTGGGAAGGTGATGCTGGTGTTTTTTGACGCGGGATCAAAGATGGGGTAGCATCCCGACAACTTGAATCGGGGTGCTACATGGCGCGCGTAAAACTACTTCGGCAGACGCTGGAAGACTACAACAAGAAGATCACAGCACTCGATACTGCATACCAGCAGCAATATGGCGTTTATGCGGGGCAGGCTGACGCCTACAACGCCAAGATCGAAGCGTTCAATGTGGCTATGGGTAAGATTAAGCCGGGCTTCGTTTATGAGGATGAGAGTGGTAGGTTGAAAGAGGTCAGCCCTAAAGGTGAGATTCGCAACTACAGTGCCGGCTCAATCCTTCATGGCCCACTTCCCACCATATCCAAAACACCTGAAGGGGTGTGGCAGAAAACAACCACAATCGAACGCGAGCCGGCGGTCACCGATGAGAATGGCAAGATCATCACCCCCGCGGTCACCGAGAGTTATTCCTCGCCGATCAAGGTCAATGCCATTCACCCGGGCACAGCGAGCACACTTAACCCCCCAACTCAACCCACCCCACCGATGGCGCCGAACCTCACCCAAGGTGACATGCGTGAATTGCGCGCACCGAGCCTTGACCAAGCAGGTATGCAGATGGCTGCCAACAAAGGTATCATCGGCAAAAGCGAATTGACCGGGATGGAGCAAAGCAAGATTTCAGCCTTCACCGATCCCGAAGACCCTAGCAACTTGAAAGAAGCCGGCATACTTGCCCGCACCCTTGGAGGCCAACTGTAATGCCGCATGAAACCGAAGACCTGAGTGTAATTGAAGACCTGAGCGAAGAAGAGTTGCAAGCCTTGGAGGATGCAGCTGTCGCCGCCAAGATTGCTGAGTTGGATCGCCGCGAAGCGCTGGGTAAGATATTGGCCAAGCACCGCGACGAGGCTGTGACCTATCGCCAGAACTCAGGTATCGAGCAGCAATGGGCCGAGGACCAAGCCTATTACGAGGGTGAGGATGAAAGCGCCAAGACTCTTTACTACAAGGGCACGACCGCTGATTCACCGCTCATCGCCAAACCTAAAAGCAAGTTCCGTTCCAAGGTTTTCCTGAACATCACGCGCCCCTATGTCGAGACCGCCGCTTCAAAGGTGATTGATGTTCTGGCCCCAAGCGACGAGGCGATGTGGAGCTTGACGCCCACCTCCGTCCCCGAGATGCCCGAGAAGCCGAGCCCCTTGGTGCAGGCTGCCCAGCTCGCCCAGCAGGCACAGCAACCCGCACCGCAGGGTGGTATTGACCCGGCCACCGGTCAGCCCAGCCAAGGCCCGGCGCCGGCCGTCGATCCGAACGAAGAGATCATCAAGGCTGCCAAGCGCGCCGCTGCCGGCGCTACGGTGTGGATCAGCGACAAGCTGGAGCAATGCGACTTCGGCGGCGAACTCCGCATGGTTGTGGATGAATCCGCTCGACTCGGTACCGGGATCATGCGTGGTCCAGTGCCGCAGGTTACCCGCTCCATGAAGAGCACACTCCAACCTGACGGCAGCGAGAAGACTGAAGTTCTCGAAACCATTGACCCGTCATCCAAGAAGATCAGTGTGTGGGATGCGTTCCCTGATCCGGCTTGTGGCGACAACATTCACAACGGCCAATTCTTTGTCGAACATGACAACATGGTTGAGCGGCAGGTGCGTGACTTGGTGGGCCAACCCGGCTACATCGAAGAGGCTTTGCGGCATGTGCTGGAAGAAGGCCCGCGCACCAGCATGATCTCAGCTATGGCTGAGGCACCCCACACCAACCAAGACAAGTCGGCGGCCCGCTTCCATGTCTGGTATTACTATGGCTTCCTGAAGCGCGAAGATGTGCTGGCCATGAACTGTGGTTGCGAAGAAGAAGACGAACTAGCGAACATCGGCGTGCCGGTCGTGGTCACCATGATCAACGACACTCCGGTAAAGACTCACCTGAATCTGTCATCTGACGGCCACTTTCCCTACGACTTCATGTGTTGGCAGAAGGTTGCCGGCTCACCATTCGGCATTGGTATCGCTCGCCAGATTCGCAGTTGCCAAGCAATCCTGAATTCGCATGTTCGCGCCATGATGGAAAATGCTGGCCTATCAAGTGGTCCGCAGATCATCATTGCCCGTGGTTCAGTCACCCCGGCCGACGGTAGTTGGGAGATCACTCCACGCAAGGTGTGGCTGCTCAAGGCTGACGCCGATGTGCAGGATGTGTCGCAGGCGATGAACTCTGTGGTGATCCCCAGCATTCAGGCTGAACTCTTGTCGGCGATCGAGTTTGCCCTGAAGATGGCCGAGAACGTGACGGGTCTTCCGATCCTGCTGCAAGGCCAGCAAGGGCCGAACGGTGTGCCCGAGACCGTGGGTGGTATGCAGATTTTGGTGGCCAACGCTTCCGGCCTGCTGCGCCGCATGGCTCGCATCTTCGATGACTGCCTGATCAAACCCCACATCCGTGCCTACTACGCTTGGATGATGTGCTATGCCGAGGACTCCAGCATCAAGGGTGACTACCGCGTGGTGGCCCACGGTTCCAGCGCACTGGTAACCCGGGATCAACGCAACACCTTCATCACCCAAGTGGCCCCCACCCTGATGAACAACCCGAGCTTCGGCATTGACCCCACGAAGCTGTTCCGTGAGATCGCCAAGATCGCCGGTATCCATGACCCGGAGAGCCTGCAATTCACCCCGCAGGAAATGGCTGTGCTGCAACAGGCTCAAGCTCAGGCGCTGGCACAAGACCCGAAGATTCAGGTTGCCACCATGACCAACCAGACCCGCTTGCAGGTTGCCGAGATGCAGAACGAGACCGCGCAACTGCGTGTGCAGCGCGATACCGATCGAGATTCCATCTACGTGGGCATGGAGACTCAGCGCACGCAGGTTGCCAGCGCCACCAAGATGGCCGAGTTGGAGCTGCGCCGCGAACTGGCCATGCTCGAATACGCCAACAAAAACCAGATGACACTGGAAACCCTCAAGGCGCAACTCGCTATCGAGGCTGGTCGCAACGATCTGCAACGCGAACTGGCAACCCTACCAACCCCGGATGAAGTGGCAGCCACGGTGCGCGGCGAGAACCTCAAGGCCAACCCGGTCGCGCAGGTTGCCACCCCGGCGGTCGAACCCCCGGGCCGCGCCCCCGATGGTCAGGCATTCACGCAATGATCCCGCTCCCTGACGACTTCGAACTACAAGACCCGGCCACTATCCCGATCAAAAAGGAAGAGGCCCGGGAACAGGCCCGGCTGGTTGGGGCCTTGCGCCGCAAGTGGGCAACCATAGCGGACTTGTCCCAGCGCCCGGTGGTGTTCCATGTGGCAAACGGCGGCTCGCGTAATTCGCTCGAAGCTGGGAATCTGAAGGTACAGGGCGTTTTATCGGGCGTGCCCGATCTATTTGTCATGCTGCCAATGGGCGAAGTGCTCACCATTGAAATGAAAGCGCGTGACGGGCGCACCTCGAAGGCTCAAGATGAACTGCACGCCCACTTTAACGAACTCGGCCATGAGGTGATTTTGGCATTCAATGCTGAAGATGCCTTGGCCCAATTACGCAGGAGACTCCACTAATGGACGAAATTCTTGACACGGTGTTCGGTGACGCCGACTTGGCCCACCGCGCCCACCTACTTGCTGAGAGCCTGAGCCAGCACGAAGCCTTGGGTGAGTTTTACGCCAACGCCCGGGTCGCGGTTGATGACTTCACCGAGGTAGCGATTGGCCTTGAGTTGCCATTGCCAGAAGACCGTGGGCCCGACATGGTGGCCCGCCTTGAAGCGAGTTACGTGCAGTTGGTGGATGGTCGGGATGCTGCATGCCACGGCAACGCCACTCTCGAGAACCTGCATGACAGCATCACTCAGGTTTATGCCAAGGCGATTTACAAACTTCGCCGCTTCACCAAGCCATGAGGATCGACCCTTACAGCCCAACGTGGCGAGCGGTTGAAGCCCACCTCGCCACCCGCATGCGCGAACTGCGCACCCGCTTGGAGGGTGATCTGCCACAAGAAGAAACCACGAAGGTGCGTGCCTCCTTGCGTGAGTGCAAACTTCTGCTAGAATTGGCGGGTGACAAAACACCGCTCGTTGAATCCGATATTGAGATTCCGGGCTGAACAGGAGAAATAGGATGGACAACCAACATCGCAAGATCAAAGGGTATCGCGAACTGACGGCCGAAGAGATCGCCCTGATGAACGAGATTAAGACCAAGGGTGCCGAACTCGGCGAACTGGTCGAGAAGCTGCGCGCTGAGACCGATCACATCGACCAGCGCTGGGTTTCCATTGGTGCAACCGACTTGCAGACAGGGCTTATGGCTCTGACCCGCAGTGTTGCGCAGCCAACCTTCTTCTAAGGGGGCGTCATGGATGAGAACCTTATCAGCGTCGCGGAAAGCCCCGAGGCAAATGCGGCAGAGGACGCTGCCTTTGCGGCAGCTTTTACCGAGGGTCGTGGCGAAGAGCCGACAAAGACAAATGCGGAACCGGCCCCAGCGGAAGAGCCTGTTGTTGAGAGCTTGGACGGGGCTGAGGCTCCAGCTACTCCAGAAACGCCGGCTGATCCACTGGTTGAAACGCCGAAACTGTTTGCCGGCCTGACCGAAGAGCAGCTTCAAGCGGCACTGGCTCGCAGCGGTTCCTTACAAGGTACCGTGGATAAAATGGCTGGCCGTATTGGTCAGCTTATGCAGCAGATCGACTCCCTACGCACCAACCCACCGACAACCCAGCAGGCCCAAAAGGCGCTTGACCTAAAGCTGGAGAAACTGAGCGGCGCTTTCCCTGAACTGGCCAACCTTCTTCGCGAAGACCTCGCCGGCTTGCAGGGTGGGGGTGGTGAGTTGCCCGCCACGGCGCCGGCCGGTATCACCCAAGAACAGTTTGACACTGCACTGGCCTCCCGCCTGCAAGCGACGCAAGCCACCCTGACTGAGCAGATGGAAGTCAAGGTGCTGACGATCGTGCATCCGGACTGGAATCAGGTCATCAAAACAAACGAGTTTGCACTGTGGCGTGACAACGTGCTCGGCCCTGAAGAGGGTAAAAAGCTGATGTTCTCCGAGGACTCCAGCTTCATCAGTCAGCGCCTGACTGAGTTCAAGAAGTGGCGTGAAGCCTCAGCCCCGCCACTTCCAACTCAGGCTACCCCGGTGGTCCCGATCCAGTCAGCCCGTAACACACGCTTGACCAATGCGGTGCTACCGGTAAGCGGCGCCAAACCTGTTCAGGCCCCTGTGACCGAGGATGACGCCTTTGCCGCGGCATTCAACCGCGAACGGGGTAGGGCTTAAATCGTGACAGAGCCTACGGGCTCCGTCTTTTCATCACCCTGTAAAGGGGTAACGCAATGTCACTTGGAACTGTAATGCTTGAACACTTATTTGAAGCTGGCGTGATTGGGGTTTTCGTTGTGCTGTGGTGGTTGCTCCGGAACAAGGACGACAAGCAGCAACGGGAGCTACAGGATTTCATACACACCACCGACACCTATCGGGAAATTCGCAAGCTGGAAGTCGAGAAGAAGTTTGATCAACTTTGGACAAAACAGCGTGACGATTACATCCAGTTGTTAAGTAAGCATGAGGCTGATGCTCGGGAGTTAGCTGAATTGCGAGAGCGAATAGCCCGGGAACACTACGTCAAGCAGGAAATGGACAACAAGTTCGACAAACTTGAGCGGGCTTTCACTGACGGGCTCAAAGATTTAGGGTTGAAGTTTGATCGTTTGGGTGAGATCATTGCTCGCCACCAACCGGGGGAACACCTATGACCTTGCGCCAGTTGCAATCTGAATTCGCCGCACGCATCCCGCGCCTGATCGACAAAGCCGTTGAGCTTGGGTTCGACGTTACCTTTGGGGATGCGTACCGTGACCCCCGCGTGTTCGGTGCCCTCGGTGTCAAGGGTGGTTACGGTCACCCGAGCAGTGCCCACAAGCAACGCTTGGCCATTGACCTGAACCTGTTCAAAGGTGGTCAGTTCTTGGGCGACACCGAGGCGCACCGGGAACTCGGTGAATGGTGGGAGAAGCAGCACCCACAAGCACGCTGGGGTGGGCGCTTCAAAGATGGCAACCACTATTCCTTTGAACATGAGGGAGTCAAATGATGGACCCAATTACAATCTCGGCCATATTCGGCATTGGTGGCAAGATCATCGACAAGCTGTTCCCTGATCCGGAACAACGTGCCAAGGCTCAGCTTGAACTGCTGAACATGCAGCAAGCCGGCGAATTCAAAATGTTTGAGGTGCTTGGTCAATCCGACACCAACCAAACCAGCATCAATATTGAAGAGGCGAAGTCCGACTCCCTGTTCAAGTCGGGCTGGCGCCCCTACATTGGCTGGGTCTGCGGGGGCGGGTTCTCCTACCAACTTTTATTCCGCCCAATCTTTTCGTGGTTGGCCGAAAACCTGTGGGGCTGGGCACCCATGCCCGGCTTGGAGATGGAGACACTGATGACCCTCACCTTCGGAGTGTTGGGTCTTGGTGCTTACCGCACCTATGAAAAGACACGCGGTATAAAATAGTGATATCATCTGCTGCAAATTAACTAGGGGTTGGTAATGGACACTGGCGCACTTTATGCAGCACTTAATTCACTTGACATGGTGCAGGTGAAACGCAAACCAAATGGCACCTTTGACGGGCTTCGTGAGGGCTCTGAAACCTTGCCGGTTGTTACGGCTGTAACTAATAATCTCACCGGGGTGATTGAATTATGGGCGGCTGGTGAGCAGGTAACGGCTGGCGGAGGCGGGATTAGCCCTGACGCTACAGGCACACTGGCAGGACGTTCTTCGCACAACGCTGAAGCTGTCGGGTTTGTCTATCTAGCGACCGATCAGATACCCGCCGAATACTATTTTAGGGAAGGCGCCGCAGGCAACTGGTCTGCTGCTGTTGAGGTTCAAGGCCCTACAGGCCCTACAGGCCCTACAGGCCCTACAGGCGCTACTGGCGCAGCAGGAGCAAACGGGGTTACTTTTGTGGCAGGGACAACCGCCCCAAATGATGCAGATGGACTCCCTAACGGGACTGTCTATGTTCGGTACTCGGTGTAATCGTTATGGCAAATTTCCTCAATGACACATTTACCGAAGCCTCCGCGACTAATGTAACTTCGCACACGCCAGAATCTGGCGGCGCGTGGTCGTTGCAGTCCGGTTTTGCATCTCCGGTGCCTGTCATTGGGGCCGGCACTGGCCGAATGGCCTTTGACTCAGCTGCCTACGCAGTCATCGGAAAAGTTTCAGCAACGCCGCCAAGCGCGGATTACACCGTCACCGCCACTGGCAAGATTCAAGCCTCGGCTAACTTAGTAGGGGCGGTAGCTCGTCTTGCGGCGACCGGATTAACCTGCATCGCAGGATGGGTTGGCAACAACGGAAAAGCTGAAATACAGCGCTATGGCGGCGCAGGCACGACAACGCTATTCACGACGGCTTACGCGGTATCTCTTAATACCGATTACACAGTCGAGCTAGAGGTATCTGGAACAACATTAACTTTAAGGGTTAATGGCGTAACAGTTGGCACAGCAACGGATGCGTCAATCACAGCAGCGGGTAATGCCGGCTTTATCGGTATTGGTCAAGTATCTTACGACTCAATCACAGCGGGGGTCGCAGCAAGCGATGTGATCACACAAACCGAACAAACCGCCGGCAAGGTATATCAGCGTAGCGGATCGTCCTCTTCAATTTCGTTTTCTGGTACCTATAGCGGCACCGCCCCCACTGCGGTAGAAGTCAAGATTGTTAATGCGGTCGGCGGCACTACCGCGCAGGATTGGACTGCGTTATCTTCAGCAACGATTTCAGGCGGCGCGTGGTCTGGGTCGTTGAGCGTGCCGCAGGGCGGGATGTACAACTTCATCTCCCGCACAAAAAATGGCGCATCCGTACTCGCTACGGCATCACAATCCACAAATGCTTTTGGCGTAGGGGCAATCTTTGTTGTAGCGGGGCAGTCAAACGGCGCTCGAATGTTCACGGTCGGGTCGGTATCGCCAATTGCGACAACCAACCAATATAACGGCGCGTATGTAGCCAATGCGGGCGCCGGTTCCTGCACGTTAGCCAACGCAATATCCACAAACCTAGGCATCCCGGTAACGATGGTCAATACCGCCGTTGAGGGATCAGGGCTTATTGTCGCCACGGCATCACCTTATGGGTCATGGGCTGACACCTCTGGCGCGCTTTACACCAACTGGAAAAACAAGGTAACAGCGCTCGGCGGAAAAATTGAGGGCGTGCTGTGGCTACAAGGTGAATGGGACGCCGGCCAGAACGCGACGAAATCAGCTTACAAAACGGACTTTCTTGCGCTTATCGCCCGAATGCGCGCCTACACCTCGCAGCCATCGCTACCGATCTTCATCACGCCGCTGACGCGCTATACAGGCGGCACATTCGCGGGATGGGATAATGTTCAAGATGCCTTCATGGAGTCGTTCGATTCCACGGTAAAGAAAACCTGTGACACATGGGATTTGCCGTCCGATGACGGATTGCACTACAACGCAGCAGCACAGGCAATTCTTGGTACTCGCATTTCACTGGCTGTCCGAAAGTATTTTGGTCAGCCCGTTGAATCGCTTGGCCCTTTGGTTACTGGCGTAGTTGTTTCTGGCTCTACGGTCGATATCACGTTTTCCCACGTGTCAGGCTCGGACATTACGCCGAGCAGCGGCATTACCGGACTGACATTCACCGCGAATGGCATTGCAGCAACGCCGACCAGCGTTGTTAGACAAAGTGCCAACGTGGTTCGCGCAACATTTGCCACGGCACCAGCGTTGCCAGTCTATGTGGCTGTCGCAGTTGGGACTAACCCGAACGCCTCGGCACCACTTAAAGACAACACCGGATTACCAGCACAGCGCACTGCCACGGCGGGAGTCACTGAGGTAGCGGGGTCCGGCGGTGTATTTGTGAAGGTCGGCGGCACCTACAAACTATCAATGTCAGTGCATATAAAAGTTGCAGGAGGTTACAAACAAGCCGATGAAATCCACATTAAGGAATCTGGTGCATACGCCCTGCTGTAATTTTCTAATCCCCTCTGCACAATAATTCACTTTTTCGCCGATAGGCACCCCCGGTCAAAAGTCGGGGTATTTTTTCGCGCCGGTAGCTCAACCGGATAGAGCATCAGCCTTCTAAGCTGACGGTTGTGGGTTCGATTCCCGCCCGGCGCGCCACCTTCCAACCGTTGATGGTGTCTGACTTGCGCTTACCAAGGGTTGTGCGGGAAACAATTTTGTAATCGACTCCGAGAAAAAGACCAGCATCAGCCACGCTCTTGAAGTGTCGGGTCTCGTTGTTATTTGTCAGCGTGACCGCTCGGCTGGTGGCTGCGTGGGCTGCGGCCTGAACCGCGGCAAAACCAGATTCACCGTATTGCTTCTTTGCATTGGCGCTACGCTTGGCAACCACTTCAGGGTTGGCGTTTGCCGCACGCATCTTTGCCGCACGCTCAGCTTTATATGCTGGGTCAGCCCATTGGGCGCGAACCTTCTCGGCGCGGGAGGTGTTGGCTGGGTCATCCTTTTTCTGCATTTTGGCCTTGATTGAGGGGTCAGCCATAGCGATGGAAATTGCGGCTTTTTGTTTGGCCTTGGTTTCAGGGTTAGCGTTGTTGGCAATCGCCTTCTCGCGCATATCCTGGCGAACCTCTTCAGTAAATGATGCCCTGTGCTTCACCTTCAACTCAGGTGTGAAGTATGCGTGTTCTCCACCACCGGCATTCATGTTGGTCAGGTTGAAGCCCCATCCACGGAACACCTGAATCCAATGCTGCTCCCAGAATGACCACTCTTCGGTGACCACCTCGTCAATTAACGTGACCACAGGTTCAAGGTTGAGTTTGCGCAGGGACTCGATCCAGTTACCCTTATGGTTGTGTTCGCGCTTGTTCAGATGGTTACGGATGCGGGCCTTTGCGTCACGGGTCTTGCCGACATAACGGATGTCGCCGGTGCGCGGGTCGCTGAGGGTGTAAATTTGAGTGAGTGGCATTTGATCCCCCTGTTGGTGAGTTTTAATTATGAACCATTTACCTATCCACGTCAAGTTATCTCGATAAAATATTTTTATTCACCTATTGACAACGCTAATTCTTGTCTATAAATTTCGCTTATGGCGCCATTCAAACGACGCCGACCTTTGCCCGACCAACAGGCCGGATAGAAATAAATAATCCGAAGTACCTTTTGATCAATCACGCCCCATAGGGGTAAAGGAAAACAGCATGGCAACCCAAACAATGACCACGCAAGCTGCAAGAATCGGAAAATGGAAGGGAGAAATTTTGGCAAGAGCCATCCCTTCCGAAGTCCTTCAGCTGGCCGGCGCCCAGAAGCAGATGCCCAAAAACGTGTCCGATACCGTCGTGTATCGCCGTTGGGTTCCTTATAATGCGGCCGTTGCAAACCCCAACGTGCTGTTGCAAAACGTGTCCCCAGCCAACACGGTTGAAACCGAGGCGTCTAATCGTGTTGATACCCACGTAACCGCCAACCTGCTCGCTGAAGGCACCACGCCGACCCCGGACAGCATTGTTGCGCAGGATATCACGGCCGTTCTCAAGCAGTACGGTTGCCTGTACAGCTTCACCGACAAGGTGGCTGATCTGTATGAAGATGAAATTTCGGATGCTCTGAAGACGCAAGTGGCTGAGCGCATGGCGCTGGTTCGTGAGTTGGAGTTGTACTCCAAGGTTCGCGCTAGCACCAACCGCTTCTACGGTGGTGCCGGTACCACGATCGCCACGGTCGATGGCAAACTCACTGCTAAGATTCTTCGCAAGATCGCACGGTCGCTGGCCGCCAATCACACGAAGAAGATTACCTCCATCCTTGCTCCGTCGCCGAATATTGGCACCAAGCCGGTTGAATCCGCCTTCCTCGTCTTCTGTTCTTCGGACATCGAAGCTGATTTGCGTGACACCACGGCGTTTCCGGCATACACCCCGGTCGCGGCCTATGGTTCCCGCAAGCCGATGCACGAAAATGAGCTTGGCTCCTTCGAGCAGTTCCGCTTCATCGCCTCCCCTGAACTGATTCCGTTCCAGAACGGCGGCGCTGCGGTTGGTGCTACGGCATGCCTATCCACCGGTGGCGCGAACATTGACGTGTATCCGCTGATTGTGGTTGGTCAGGAGTCCTACGGTACCGTTGCACTGCGCGGCGCCAAGTCCTTCGATCTGTCGGTTATTCCGGTTGGCAACAAGGATAGCGCTGATCCTTTAGGTCAGCGTGGCTATATCGGCGCCAAGTTCTACGCTGTTTCGGTTCTTTTGAACCAACAGTGGATGGCAACGGCCTTTGTTGGTGCGGGCAACCTCGTCTAAACTCTGACGTAGCGGGCAGGCAAAACCCTCGCTTCGGCGGGGGTTTTTATTGGGGTGGCCCATAGGGGTTTGACAACCGACCCCATTAACCATACACTGCGTTTTCAATTTCAAACAGGAGCACCACCGTGTCCAAAGGTCAAACCGATTCCCCCGAATTCCAAGCACCAAATCTCCCCGATGTGTCGGGTGAGGCTGGTGCAATTTACGTCCCGCCTACCCCGGAAATCGAAGTTGTCTCGGGCACCAGCAAAGGTGTCAAGGGTAAGGGGGGCCTCAGTCAGCAAGCCCAAGACCTGATCTTCAACGAAGAATTTGTCGAAGTCATGCTTCACGAATCCACCGATGACAATGCTGAGAACCCGGTATTCACAGCCTGCAACGGCGTCACCCAGTATTTCTATCGCGGCGTACCGCAGGTTGTTCGCCGCAAGTTCGTTGCCATTTTGGCCTCGGTCAAAGAACACAATGTCACCACGCCGGAATACACCGGTCGGGATGGCGGCCGGGCAATCGGCATCCGTCGCACCTCTTCCCTGAAGTACCCGTTCTCGGTCATTAGCGACAAGAACCCCCGCGGCCCGGCTTGGCTCCGCGGCTTGCTTCAGTCCCAAACGTAATGAAGCCCTAACTTCCTCCTGTTGATAAGGCTTCCCCGGCACCCTTGTGGTGCCGGTTTTCATTGTGCTATGATCCCGCGTACTTTCAGTGAGGTGACACCCCATGCAGCAAACATTCCTTCAAATGTGCCAATCGGTATTTCGCGAAGGCGGCATCTCGGGGCAAATCACCTCAACGCTTAACCAGAATGGTGAAGCTCTTCGGGTGGTTGGCTGGGTGCGCAACGCCTACAAGGAAATCCTGAATGATCAGGGGTTGGTGTGGAAGTTCTTGCGCAAAACGGCGGCCGTGCAACTCACAGCCGGTGTTGGGGACTACAGCTTTTCCGATTTGAACCTTGTCGGTGGTGTTCAGTGGGACACCCGTTCAATGCGCGTGGCGGTTAATTCCAACCTGTCCGATGAAACCTTCGTCAATCACATGGGCTTCAACGCTTTCCGTGATTACTGGCTGTTCTCAAGTCGGCGCACAACCCGATCCCGCCCCCTCAACGTGTCGGTCGATAACGCCACCCATTTACGCATTGCCCCTATTCCAGAACAGGATTACTGGTTAAGCCTTGAGTACCAGATCATGCCTGATATGTTGGCTGATCCGTCCGATGTGTCGATACTTCCTGAGCGCTTTGATGATGCAATTGTGTGGCGCGCTCTTCGCCATTACGGCATGTTTGAGGCTGCCCCTGAAGTGGTGAGCCGGGCTGAAATGGCTTACAAGGAAGTCATGCAGCACATGGAATTCGATCAGGCTCCTGAAGTAAGCGTTGGTGGTCCGATATGCTAAACCTCCCACAGATGGCGCCAACCCAGTACGATGTGATCCCGCTTGCCGGCGGTTTCGATCAAGTCACATCGGCGTATCAGCTTTCGCCGGGCGCGCTGCGAGACTGCATCAACTTTGCCTGCCGATCCACGGGTGGCTATTACCGCGTCCCGGGTTACGAGCGCTACGATGGGCGCCCTCAACCCCATAAAGCCCAGTTCATTACACTGGATGTAACCATGCTGCCGGGCGAGTCCTTGGCGGTTGGTGATACCGGCGCCTTCGGGAACATCAACGGCACGGTTTCCTTTGTCGATCCGTTCGGGGTCTATGTCACCCTGACCAAAACATCTGGCGCCCTGCCAAGCGCCTTCGTGCCGGGCGACATCGTAATCAGCGCGGTTGTCGTTGGCCAAGCCACGGCATATCACACCCAACTTACCCTGAAAGAACTGGCCCAGAACAAAGCGGCAGCCGCCAACATCTATCGAGCGGACATCGGCGCGGTCCCGGGCTCAGGCCCAATTCGCGGCTGCCTGCTTTTCAACGATGTCGCCTACGCATGGCGAGACAATGCCGGCGCCACCGCTTGCGATATTTACAAGAGTTCGGCCGCCGGCTGGATGCCTGTAACTTTGGGCCATACGGTAGCCTTCACAGGTATGACGGACGTTCCGAGCGGCGAGGGTGTCACGCTTACCGAAGGTGGGGTCACAGCCACCATTAATCGCTGGGTGATCACTTCGGGTGATGTCATAACCGACACCGCCGCCGGTTACTTCGTGGTGAGCGGGATCACCGGCGGCAGCTTCAGCGCCGGGGCGGCCACGTTCCCGGGCGGCACGGCCACGCTGGGTGGTGTTCAGGCGCCAATCAGCCTGTTGCCCGGTGGTCACTACAACTTCAGCATTGGCAACTTCACCGCCAGCACAGCTACACGCCGAATTTATGGCGCCGACGGTGTGAATGACGCTTTCGAATTTGATGGTTCAGTCTATGTGCCGCTCACCGTTGCAGGGGCCACCTCAAAACCCTCCATCGCACAGGTGCATGCGAACCACCTGATGCTGGTGTTTGGCGCCTCCATCATTCACTCGGCACTGGGTAACCCCTATAACTTCGAGGTGATCAACGGGGCGGGTGAAATCGGTACGGGCGGCGCAATCACAAACGTCCTTATTCAGCCGGGCAATCAGGGAACGCAAGCCCTGATGGTCTTTGCTCGTAACTCAACATGGGTGCTTTACGGCACCTCGGCTGCCGACTGGAACTTCGTCAATTTCAACGTCGGTATCGGCGCTTGGGAGGGTACGGCGCAGAACCTGTTCGACGCTTTCGGCTTGGATGATCGCGGCGTCACGATGATGTCGCAAACCTTGAAGTACGGCAACTTTGAGGCAGCCACGCTCACCTACAATATTCGCCCCTTTATCGTCAGTCAGCGGGGTCTCGCTGTGTGCTCGGGCCTGAGTCGGGAGAACGGGCAGTACCGGGTCTATTTCTCCACAGGGTATGGGCTCTATGTCACCACCGGGCCGCAGGGGGTGATGGGTCACGGTATTGTCCTTTACCCCGACATCCCGACCACCTACTTTGATTCAGAGTTTTTCAGCGGTGAGACTTGCGCCCTGTTTGGTACGGCCGATGGTTACGTGATGCGTAATGACGTGGGCACCAGCTTCGACGGCAAGACGATCAGCGCTTACATGAACACCAACATCAACTCTTCGAAGAGCCCCCGCATGCGCAAGCGCTACCGTCGCTGCGTGCTGGAGCTTCAGGGTGATAGCTATGTTGAGTTGCAGGTTGGCTACTCATTCGAGTGGGCGAGCGAGCGAATCCTACCCCACGCCTTCGAGGACGGGTCTATTCAGTTTGCCGGCTTAGCCTTCTGGGATGAGTTCATCTGGGACACCTTCTTCTGGGATGGTCGATCGAACGATGTGGTGTCGGTCGAGTTGGCCGGGACCGGTGAGAACATGCAGATGATGATCGTTTTGGATTCCGACTATGTTGCTGAATTTACGATCCCAAGTGCCATTTTCCACTACACACCACGTCGCGGGAATCGGTGATACAATGCCGCAAAATCTGAACGAGACAGCCTAATGTCAAACGAATACTTCCAGCCCGGCTCCGTACCTGCACCGAACGCCCCCGGTTCCTCGGCGGTGATTCGTGGTGAATTCACCAGTGTGGCGAATGCCTTCGACAAATTGCCGGTGATGGCTGGTCACGCTGATGAGTTTGTCATCGTGAATCCATCAGGCACTGGTCTGGTCACTTCTGGGTTCAAGTTCAACCTGATACCCATTGCCAACGGTGGTACCGGGGCAACGACTGTTGAGTTGGCACAGGTCGCGCTCGGTATTGACCTGAAGGCTGACATTGAGAGCCCATCATTCACCGGGGCACCATCTGGGCCAACCCCGCCAACGGGTGACACCTCTTCCCGTTTGGCAACTACGTTTTTCGTAACCAATACGGTGGCTGCCATTGGCGCCATGCAGCCGGGTAACGACCCACCATTGATGGATGGGATTGCCTCACCCGGGGGTGATCCAACACAGGCCTCACGGCAAGACCATATTCACCCTTCCGATACCACTCGGGCGCCGCTCAGCGCCGGCACGGCTGTTGGCACCACCTTCTCCCCTGTTGGCTCAATTGGGGCTACGAACGTTCAGGTCGCACTGGCTGAACTGGATAATGAGAAGGCCCCGCTTGCCTCGCCAACTTTCACAGGTGTCCCGCTCGCCCCCACGGTCGCTGATGTCAGCGACACGACAACAAAGATTGCCACAACAGCTTGGGTTCAAAATCGCCTTGTGATGCTGCCAGTTGGTGTTCAGGTTTCTGACACCCCACCGCTCGGGCTGAACACAACCGCTGTGGCCGGTGTTGGTGTTGAAGCCTCGCGCTACGACCACCGCCACCCCTTCCCGACGGCAACCAATATCCCGAACACCCCGGCCGGAACGATCGCAGCCACCACGGTTCAAGCTGCTTTGAATGAATTGGACACTGATAAATCTCCGGTTGGCCACACCCATGTCGCGGCCAACATTACCGACCTCACAGCAACGAATGTCCCATTCACCCCAGCGGGTACGGTGTCCTCAACGAACGTACAAACGGCCATCGCTGAAGTGGCGGCTGATGCTGTTCAGCGCACCGGCTCCACGGGTGCAGCGGTCATCCCTACGGGCCTCACCGCCCAGCGCCCGGGCTCACCCTCGGAAGGTTATTTCCGCCGCAATTCGGAACTCGCCCAGTGGGAAGGCTACGATGGTGCGAACTGGACTGGCATTGGTGGCGCGTCCGGTGGTGGTGGCAACCCGTTCTGCTATGAAAATGACATCACCGTGTCGGTTGATTACACGATCACGACCAACAAAAACGCAATGTCAGCTGGGCCAATTTCAATTGCCAGCGGAGTAACGGTTACAGTACCTTCTGGATCAGTTTGGAGCATCGTATGAAGTTTAATGAAGACCCGGGGTTTATTGCATGGGTGTCCGGTGTTGAGCGTGAGAATGATTCATGCTATGCGGGTTACTATGAGTTACTTTACATGGCTTATTCGCAAGGAAAGGCTGACGCGAAATGACAACTCAAATTTCAGGGCTCACCGGGGTATCTCAGTGCCAGCCGGGTAGCGTTAGTCAGGATGATCTGGCCGCTAATGTGGTTGGGAAGGGGCCAGCTTTCAGTACTTATCCTTCTGGAGTTGGTCAAACTATTACTTCCTCTGTTTGGACAAAGGTAAATTTATTTGTAGAAGTGTTCGATACAAACAATAACTTCGACACTGTTGCCTTTAGATTCCTGCCCACTATTGCGGGGTATTATCAAATAAATGGTTCTATTGGAATAGACGGCTCAACTGGAATCACTTCTGCGAGGGCTGGTATATACAAGAATGGTTCTCCATATTTATATGGTGATGGTGTATTGGCCCCGTCTGGAACACAAGGAAGTGCCGGAGTATCTACTATTATATTTCTAAATGGTTCTTCAGATTATATAGAACTCTGGGCTGCAATTTCCGGAACTACATGTGTTATTAATAAAAATGCAACACATACCTCGCTGTCAGGTTTCTTAGCGAGGGCTGCATAATGTCTCTAATCAAATCAATTCGGAAGCAGCTTGGCCTCTCAGTGACCCCAGCTAATAATTTCACCCTTACAGCAGAAGCTGACAATGGCACGATGAAGTTGGCTCGGGGTAATGCCGGGGCTACTACGCAGGATATTCTGACTGTGGATGCTGCGGGGACTACCTCTTTGCGCGCATTAGCTGTTCCCAATTACGCTGACGACGCTACGGCAGCTGCTGCCGGTATCCCTATTGGAGGTTTATATCGCACGGGAACTGTAGTTAAAGTGAGGGCCGCGTAATGACAATATCTCTTAAAGCAGATGCAGGCGGCACCTTCGGAACCTTGCAAGTTGGTGGGGTTGATAAAGCAGGTGTAGGGGCCACGGGGTTCTTCAGTTGTCTCCCCGTTACCAGTTATGCTAATGACGCAGCTGCCGCAGTGGGTGGCGTGCCTATTGGAGGCTTGTACCACACTACTGGGACCGTTAAGGTCAGGTTGGTATGATCCTCCGCTACATTCTCTCCGTTCTAGCCTCACTACTTGCAGACTTCTTGAACCTGCTCCTTGCCCCCTTGGTGGTGCTATTCGCCTCCAAGGAGGGCTGGCTCCCGCGCTGGCTCTGGTGGTTTCAGACACCGGATAACTCGCTGGACGGGGATAATGGCTGGGAGGAGAAGACGAAGCCGGGGTATCTCAGCCGGGTAAGATGGCTATGGCGTAACTCGATGTACGGGTTCGCTATTGGA